AGTCCCGCCAGTAGTGGCGTTAGGAATCCGAATCCCATCAGCAACATCGGCCTGCAACGTGACAAGCAGTGCTTCAATCGCCTCGAGGTTAAAGTTAATGCTTTGCGTACCGCCGGTGGCAGTACCAATAGTCTCCAAGATGCGGTTAGTTTGCCAGCCCATATAAGAGCCTTAAACCGTCCGCTTATAGAGTGCGAATGGTCCTCCGCTGGACACAATGACTTCGGTGATGTCACCAGTCAAAGTTGAGCCAGAAGCAAAGGCAACACCCGTCGATGATGTCCCGCTAACAGAGATGGTTATTGTCCCACCAGTCAACGCTGTCACGCCATCGAAATCTCCAGTATGTGTGGACGTGGAGGTTCCAATGGTCGTGCCAGCATCGCCTAGCGCGATTCTGGATAGAAGTCGCGACATAACCTTACGCTGTGTAGAACGGAATCTTTACCGCTGTTCCGTTAACCTTGAGCAACAGTGCGCCAGTGCTGGTCGCGTTGGTGCTAAACGTGCCGCCGGTAGCCACGCTGGTGATTTCCACAAGCTGTGTCTCGGCTTTGCTGTTCACCTTAAACGGCCTGCTCTTGGCAAGTTGTCCGCTACGAACATTTCTATCTGACATATTAGTCTCCTTTGCGACCCCAGGCACGTTTCACTTGATCCGCGCTAAAGTCGCTTTTGAACCTACTCCCAAGTTTTTGTTCTTGTTTGTAGTACCCCTTCATAATTGTTGATGTATTCGACAGCGTTGGATCGGTCGGGGATTCTCCCGTTCCAAATACTGTCAAACGTTGTGGCACAGTTGACCTTCTCAGATAGCTAGGGACTGAATCCCTCTTAGCAACCGTTTTCTCCAGTTCAACGACTGATCCGTTACGGGTGTCGGTGTACTGGTAGATCGGCATTAGCTGTAGCTTTCCTCGTCAGCTTCCTCTGCCAACTTACGCATTTTATCCTCTTCGGAAATCTCTGGCTCTTCCTCTACTTCAGCTTCCGGCTCTGCTTCCGCCATCGCATCATTGATGCGGACGAATACAGTTTCGCCGTCAACCTTTTCGACTGTGCCGGTCAATTCCACCGAGTCACCCGCCTCTGGAGGAGTCATCTCGCCTTCGCCACCATCCATCTCAAGCATGGACATGGGCAGGCGAACAAGACCTTCCTTGGGCATAGATTTCTCGCTGGAAGAGGCTGGGGAGGTTTTACCCTCCCCAGCTTTCCGAGGACCCATACCGATTACTAGCATGGCTCCCATGTGATTACTTAGGCGAAGTTAGACTTCGACCAGACAACGCGGTAGAACGCAGGGTTCAATTGCTTCGCAGTGTAGAAGGTTTTGAACGATGCGATGGTGCGCTGACCGTAGATGTCCGACTTGTCCGGAGCATCGAGGATTGTGACCTTGGGCGCGTAAGGCGAGCCAGTGGCCGCAACCGCTGTCATGTGAGGCACGCCGAAGGCTTGCCCACCCAACACGATGCTGGCAAAGTTAGAGCCGGTTGCTTCGGTGTTCACACCGTAAGCGGCAGTACCAGCCGTTAAGTTGTTGGTGGTTTCCGTGACCGCGATTCCGAACATTCTGCCCACCTCCCCCTTGTAAATTGCATCAGGGGTACTGTAGGAGGAAACGCGCAGGAAGTCATCGTCGTTCATCAAGTCACGTGTGACTTGGGGAGGAGCAACGAGGACGTAACCATCTTTGATCTTAGGAGCGCGGTTGACCTTAAGGGCAGTCGCGGCATCCAGAAGATCCAAAGCAGTCATCGCGGCGTTAGCCGTGGATGCGCCTTGGAAGTTGGTTCCGTTGGTTCCGTTCTGTGCGTAGCGCACGTAGGCCGACGTGGAGACAGTCGTACCAGCAGTCGTGGCAGCAGTCGTGTTCAACACCAACGCGCGGTGCGAGAGGGTGTCGGCATGGAGAGCTGCATCTTCACCGAGTTGCTTGGTCGCCTGGGCCAAGTGGTTGAACAACTCAGTGGCCAGCAATACGTCGGTGAGGACGATGCTAGATCCGAACTGTTCCAACGTGGCTTCGACTGTGGAGAGGGTGAGCTGACGCTCGCCCGTACCAGCCGTAGGACTCGTGCCTTCCGACAGCGAGATGATTGAAGCAATGCTGGGATTGTCGAATCGGAAGAAGCGGACGGTTTTATTGCCGCCAGTTTTCGTCGGATACGGAACCTTTTGGGCAAACTGCTCCATCTGGAGCAAGGGGATTTGCCTCTCTAAGAGTGACTTTGAGAAGAAGGCCTGAAACTGTGAAGAGACAGAGCCTGTAGTAACATTAGCCATTTTATTTTTCCTATACCACTAACCTGTCAAACTCCCATCCTGTCTGCTTCCGCTGCCATTCGTAACAACTCCTTTTCCTGTTCATTGCTGGACAGTTCGTGAAACTGTTTCTGTCGGGCGGGTGCAGAAGGCTGACCGCTTGCCGGTGTCGTGGCCTTTCTAAGTTGAGCCAATTCTGACTCATACTTTGCAACCTTCTTTTCCAAATCGGAGGCGGCCTCCGCTTTAAGCTTAACCTTGGCGATGCCCACCGCATCCTTAATCCCCGCTGGGTAGTTACGCAGGATGGCGTGGTTCTGTAGCATCTCCGATACCGCCTTGTAAAGTTTGGTGGAAGAGTCTTTGAGATCGGGGTTAGCCTCGACCTCTTCGTAAAGGTTCTTGTCCCAGGCGGACTTTAGCTCGCCTTTGACCTTCTCCTCTTGCTCTTTCCTGTCCTCAACTTCAATCTCACCGGCTTTGTTCTCAGCGAGTTTTGCAAGATCATCGCGGCCTTCATCACGGTAGCTCTTTGCTGCTTCCCTGTAATCTTCCGCGCTAAACTTGCGAGTTGAAGTTTTTGTCTCCTGCGTAGCAGCTTTTCCAACCGAGGCTTGGGCGGCTTCCCGCTCGGCCTGCAACTTGGCTTTCTCTGCTCGCAGAGTTTCCCATTCCTTTTCAAGACGCGACTTTGCTTTCTCATATCGTGTTGGCTTCTTTTCGGAAGCCGACTCCGACTTGGATTCATCTGGTTGCGTTGTTAAAGAACTTTTGGTTGATACGGTTTCAGTCTTAGGGACCTCATCCGTCACCACATCATCTGATGTGGATTTCGTTTCGGTGGTTTCGGGAGTCGCGGGTGTCTCCGAGGTATCGCCGCTGGCCGTCTCCTTAGTTTCTGTTACCGCTTCAACTTGTGACAGAGTGGGCGCGGAGTCCGTGCCTTCATCTGCCGCCTTCGCTAAAGCCAATACATCTGCTTCGGATAGGTTAGTCAATTCCGCCATTTTGACCCTTTCTTACGCTGCCACTAGGGGAGTCATTCCCAGTGGTAGGTTAATCGACGATCTGTCCTTCGACCCCATCCGTATCGTCGGTCTGGATGGGCGAGTTTGTTTTTCGGGATGCAAGCGATTCGAGAACCGCTACACATCCCCTAAAGCCTTTAGCATACCCGCAAGCCAACGCAAGTGCCTCGCTTTCCTTCTCGGTGGCAGAGGCGTTATTACGCAAAGTAAGGTTAAGTAAGATGGCAGATAGCTTTAAGCCGGTGGGGGTTGTGAGGAATCCAGTCCACGCTTTCTCATCCTCGCTGTTCCACTTGGGTTCGTTAACCCATTCTTGGTGGCGGATAAAGGATAGGATGGCGCGGAGTTTTCTCATGGTAGGTCTTTAGCGGCAAACAACACGTTATAGACAAATTCCTTGTTGGGAAGTGGTTTGCCAACCAAGGATTCTGGTTCTTGTTTCTCCAGTAGATAAGTAATATAACCAAGACTTTCCATATACTTACGCAAGGCTTGTCCAGAGCTACCCATCTGATGTAACCCAAATTCGTGAATCTCGGCCACAACGAATGGCTGGTGCGTCTTTAAGATTTGTTCCATCCCGCGCAGGGCTAGTTCCTCCGCCCCTTCTACATCCACCTTAACCAGCTTTAATTTTGACAGATCCCTGCCGCCCATCTCCACATCTAAGGATGCCATATAGGTAGCCATCCTGACTGGATTCTCTCGGCTTTTAACGTTGTTCTCAAACTTCCCGCAATCCCACAACGAATGACCTCCATCACAATCTTGGTTTTGGTTAAACACTACCATCTTGGATTGGTCGCCAACTGCCCAGCAGTGGGGTGTGATGTTACGCAAATTGTTAACTTGGATGTGCTGTAACAAGTGCAGATAATTTTTAGGTTCTGGCTCGAAGGTGTAGACCCTGCCAGACACGCCAACCAGTGCCGAGGATACTATGGAAAAGAAACCAACATGACCACCAATGTCGATGAAGGTGTCGCCTTCTTTGAGCAGACGCTTAAAGAGCAGGAATGTTTCTGGCTCGTAAACGCTGTCTCTAGCAAAATACTTGAGCATTAGTTCTTGGCCGAATTGTTCATCGTCCAAGAATAACTTTACCCGCTCTTGCGGGGTTACATTAAATTCTACGTTCTTAATCAAGCAGGCATCGGTGCGGCCTGTTGCATCGGCTGACCTTCAGTAGGTGTTGCCCCTACCGCTTGCCCTTGCTGGCGAGCGTCTGCCTTAGCCGCATCACGAAGCTGTTTCTGGATGGCGCGGGATGTGTTGGGATCGATCTGTTCCAACGCCTGCAAATGTTGCTGTAAGTGCGCCATTAGAACCTGCATTGCACTCTGGTCGACCGGTTGCTGGCGCAGTTGAGCCGCTTGGTTAAATGCGAACAGAACAGATATATGCGCTTTGTGATCGTCGCTAGGCTTGATTGCGACTGGGAATCCAGTGGCGAGCATCGTGGCAATTTCAGTCGCTTGATCTTCAGCCTGGTCGCCAGAGGCAGCCTGCGGATCTTGGAAGAGTCGGCGCACCAGCGAGGGATCGTCTTGTTCAAGGACTGACTTTACCAACTCGCCTTGGTTGACGAAAGGATTATTTTGAAACATCTGCATCCGAGCAACTGACTTTTGCAAGGCAAACTGGCGGTTGATAAAGTCCAGCCCACCCTTTGGCTCAATGGAATACTCAGCGTGGATGCCGTCTGGAACCATCTGACCAGTCTCCTCGGCGTACCGAAACAACAAGTCCTCTTTGGCGTACTGCACGTAGAGCGACCAGCACTGCCTAAAGAGATGCGACAAGCTCATCCTAAAGATGCGGTTGCGTAGATCGCCCGAGGCAGCCGCTTGGGCTTGGATAGCGGCAACTTCAGTCGCAGTCTTGCGATCCGAGATCTGGTACTGCGAGCTTGCGCCCATATCAAACTGACCCATGCGCTGTTCAGCCGCCATCTTCTCTTCCATCATCAAACGCTGGAAGTCGAAGGGTGGTTGGCTAAATTGGACGGGCTTTAAGCCTTGGGGCAGGATCTGCCCAGGCTGCATCTTTAGATTGGCCGTGTTAAGCGAGATCGGATTCTGTGCTTCAAAGACGGGTCG